CTCTCCAGGAAGATCGTCCTCAAGCCCTGCAAGGAGATGTTCCGCCGGGGGTACGATCTGAAACCGTGCCTGGTGGATCCCGACGCGGCCCCCGACGCGCGCGAGGATGCCTTCCCCCCGCCTGCAGCGGCCCCCAAGACGCCCCTCGGGGCCCCCGTGGCGGTTCCCCGCCCTGCCCCGAAGCCTGTCAAGAAGCCCCCGCCCGTCGATCCGCAGGAACAGAAGAAGCTGGAGAAGCGGCTAAAGGAGCTCCGTCTCAACGCGGCCCTTCTTTGGGCTACGGTGTGGGGTCGGCTGTTCGGCGGCGCGCTCGTCATCATGGGGGCCATGGACGGCCAGGCCCCGGACCAGCCGCTGAACGAGGACAACCTACAGTCGTTTACCTGTCTGAACGTCGTGGACCGACGCTACGTGTGGGTGCAACGGTACTACTCGGACCCGATGCAGCCGAGCTACGGGATGCCAGAGCTCTACCTGATTACGAACATGGTGAGCGGGAACGGCCTGACCGTGACGGGCCAGCCGTCGGGTATCTCGGCCACCACGGTGATCCACGAGACCCGGGTAATCCGTTTCGACGGGAACGAGACGGACGACATTACGAGACAGCAACTGGCCGGGTGGACGTTCTCCGTCTTGCAGACGGTTTACGACACCATGAAGAAATTTGAGCACGCTTTCGATAGCGTGGCGGCCCTCATGGCGGACGCAAGCCAGGGGGTGTTCAAGCTCCAGGGCCTGATCGATGCCATCTCGAGCGGGGACACGGCGGACCTCCAGGCGCGCATGGCCGCCGTGGACATGGGCCGGTCCACCATCAAAGCGATCCTTCTGGACAAGGACGCGGACGAGGACTTCAGCCGGGTGGCCACCACGTTCGGGGGCCTGTCGGACCTCCTGGACAAGTGGATGGCCCGCCTCTGCGCCGCCGCGGACATGCCCCGGTCCGAGCTCTTCGGGGAGTCCCCGGGGGGCCTGAACGCGAACTCCGAGGGCGAGACGCGCAAATGGTACGACATGATCGCCAGCGCGCAGCAAGACGAGCTGGGCCCGAAAATCAAGCGCATCGTGGACCTGGTGTCCAAGGCGGCGGACTCCCCCGTCTCGAACGGGGATAACGTGGAGTGGGAGATCGTGTTCCGTCCCCTGTGGGCGCCCACGGACAAGGAAGACGCCGAGTATCGTCTGGCCGTGGCCCAGGCGGACTCGATCTACCTGACCGCAGGCGTGGTCACGCCGGAGCAGGTGGCCCTGGGCCGGTGGGGCGGTAACAAGTTCTCCCCGAATATCGAGGTGGACGTGGACGCCCTGCAGGCCGCGATCGAGGGCAAGGTCATGGCGGACCCGTACGAGAACGAACCGGAGCCGGACCCCACGATCGCGATGGCGCCCGCGAGCGGCCAGACCCCGGGGCCCGCCACCCGCACGCAGGTAATCAGCGCTCCGGGGGTGGGTCCGAAAGGTCCTGCAAAGAAGTAAACCGGCCCTCGGAGCGCGGACGGCAGACGATGCAACAGACGTACCGTTTCGCGTCCCCGGGCCAGCAGGTGGTCACGTACACCCGCCCGCACCTGCACTTGACCTGTAGGGTGGGGGCGCGTCCGTTGCGGGCGGGGATGAGCTTGGCGAGTACTTCACTCACGAGGCGCGGGACTGGGAACCGATCGGCGGATCGCTCAGGAGTTCGTCCAGCTCGTCCTCGTCGCACGTGGCCACGAATCCCGGAGCATCGAACCAGCCCTCCTCGGTCAAGATGACCAGCAGGGCCGCCCTCTTCTCTTCGATCGTCAACATACCCGGATAATACATGATCCCCAAACGCGCGCAACCCCTTATTGCATCCCGCGCCGCAGAGGCCCGCTACGTCCAGGCCCTCCGTGGGGTGGCACGTGGGGTGGTCGAGGGCACCGCGCGCGCTCTGGCGAAACACCTGAGGGCGCCGGAGTCCCACGGGCGGGTGGTCCGGGTGGACGCCCTGGGCCGGATCGCGCCGCACACGGAAACGATTAGCCTCCTGGGCGTCAAGGTACAGACGCACGTCAAGCGCGAGGTGGGCCAGGCTTTCGACAAGATGGCGGCCACGGTGGACAAGGGGAACGCGGCGGGGGTCCGGGCGGTCATCGGGATCCCCCGGGTCACGGTGGCCACCCAGCCCCTTGTGGACACGTTCCGGGACAAGAACATCGCGCTTATGCAAAAGGCAGGCGCGGACTACGTGGACAAGGTCCGGGAGATCCTGGAGAACCCCGAGAACGAAGGTCTCCGGGTGGAAGAGCTGGCGGACCAGTTCCGTGCGGCGGCGGAGGCCATGGGGGAGAAGGGGGACGCGTTCGCCAGCCGAGCCGAACTCATCGCCAGGGACCAGACGCTCAAATTGAACGCGCAATTGACTGAAACCAGGATGACCGCGAATGGGATCACCCGGTATACGTGGTCCACGTCGGGGGATGAGCGAGTCCGGCCTACCCACGAGGAGCAGGAGGGGAAAGAGTTCTCCTGGGACGATCCGCCCGCGGTGGGCTCGAACGGGGAGCGGTGCAACCCTGGCGAGGACATCCAATGTAGGTGCGTCCCGCTTCCCGTGCTACCGGACTTCGACGCGCTTTAGTCACTCCTCCCACGTACAAGGCACAGACGCGGCGCGGCGGGATGCGTCGTTCTTCAGGAGCACAAGACCACACCGGGCGCAATAGGGCCAGTGCAGTATCCGCCGGGTGAACGAGTGGGGCGCCTTGCGTCGGGACCCCTTGGCGGACAGGAAGGCGCGGGCCTCCTCCCGGGTGAGGGTTCGCTCCCCGTTCACGGCGTCCTAGCCTTGATCAGATCGATGCACTCGGCGTAGTGTGCTCGGATCTCGTATCCGATGTAGGACTCCCTCTCTTCCTGCAGGGCCGCGATGATCTCCCTTCGCTCCGCCTTCCGGCCCTCGTCCGCGGCCAGCTGGGACGTGGCGCGCCAGCACGTGGACATCTGGCGTTCCTCCCGGAGCAGGCCGCACGCGCGGGTGTGCTCTTCCAGGGCGGCCAGGGCCGTGGCGTTCGCGTCCAGGAGGTCGGACTCGAGGCGCACGCGCTCCTTCCGGTTCCATTCCAGATCCACCGTGCACTCGTCCAGCATATCCCGCAGGTTCCTGATGTACTCGGATGTGCCCAGGCCAGCCGCGCGAGCATCGTCCGCGAACTTGCGCTTCTCCTCCAGGGACAGGGAAATGCTCAGGGTGGTCTTGGTGTGGGGCTTGACCTTGGTGGGTAGGCGCGCGTTCATTCGTCTTCTCCGAGACCGGTAAGGGTCGGCTGGCGTTTCGGTAGCAGGCTGGGGATGTCCGGGCGCGTCGGGGGTTCGTCGGGGATCTCGGCGGGGACGGCGGTGTACTCCTTGACCCACCCGCCCGCGGGGGTTCGCCTCGGTTCCTGGGCGCGCGCCTTCTCCCACCAGGTCAGGCGCTGGTCCGTGCCGATGTCCTCCCACACGAGAGGAGCGGCACCGCCCCAGCCCGTGGCAACGCTGTTCCGCTGCAGGGTGAACAGGTCCCGGGCCAGGTTCCAGGTGGCCAGCTCGGCAAGGGTGTAGAGGCTCACACACGCACCAGGCGGCCGTTTTCGAGTTTCCAGCCCTCGGAGAGGTTCGCGCAGTAGAGGTTCGCGCCACGGAGGTTCGCGCCGACGAGGTCCGCGCCACGGAGGTTCGCGCCGACGAGGTCCGCGCCACGGAGGTCCGCGCCGACGAGGTCCGCGCCACGGAGGTCCGCGCCACGGAGGTTCGCGCCGACGAGGTTCGCGTACTCCATAGCGATCTGGGGGATCATGCCCTTATCCCTCAGCCACCCGTAGTGGCCTGGGTAAGCGGCGGAAAACCACAGCTGGTGCAGTATGGTCCACCCGTTCACCTTGACACGCAGGCCCTTGGCCTTGGTTCCGAACTGCATCCGATTGAGGGATCGGAACAGTTCCATACCGCTCCCCGGGCCGTCGCAAGCGTTCGCCGCTTCCAGTTCCGCCTTCGTGATGACAACATTGATCATGATATTGCTTTCTCCAGGAGGGCGAGGAGCGCGCGGGCCTCCTCGGTGATAGGGGATCCCATCTCCACAGAAAACGCGAGCTGGCGCAAACGCCTGGCCACGGAGGCACCGGGCGAGGGCGAGGCGGGCGGGGGGACGGGGATCGTGGGCGCGTCGACCATGCCGGTAATATGACACGCACCGTGGCGGCGTCAACCTAAAAGGTTCTCTATACCGCCCATCTTCTCCAGGCCAGCGGCCAGGCCCCCCAGCGATCCCCTGTTCGTATGCAGCCAGGTAAGGGCTTGACTGCAGGCGTCCACCGTATCATCGTGGGTGTCCATGGGGAAGGTGGTCAATTCCTTGCGGTGGTGTGTGACCCACTCGAACCCAGCCGCGCACGCGTCCGGGTGGTATACGTTCCCGGACTCGAAGAAGGTGGCCACCGCCTGGGCGCGCGCCTCTTTCCCGCCCTCTGGTTCGATGGCGATCATCCCGCGCACCTTCTTCTTCAGGATGGTCATCACCGCGTCCCCGTTCGCCTTGGCTTCCACCAAGACCGCGGTGGCCCGGGGCCATTTGCGAGTCATGTCCAAGATGGCCTGGGCCGTCCCCAGGACGTTCTCCTGCCCCCGGAACTGGTCCAGCAAGAAGAAGTCCGGGCCCTTGACGCCCCACACCTGGCCCACCACCCAGTCCGCCGTTTTGATGTCTTTGAAGGTGCAGTCCCAGGACTGGATGATGCGATCGAAGCGAGGGGGCAGGGTCATCCACGCAGGGACGTCCGCCAGCTCCCCCTCCAGGAGGGCCACGGGGGGCGGGGTGCCGAGCTTGACCCAGGTCCGGAACCAGAGGGACTTGAACACGAGACCCCCGGCCGGGGTGGGGGACTGCTGCAATTGCGCCGCCGCATTCAGGGCGCCTAGGGACTTCTTGAGCTTGGCCACCTCCGCGGCTGGGAAGCGCCCGGGGGATCCGTCCTCGTCCTTGTCCCACAGGAGCTCCCCCGGCTCCTTGCGCGGGTCCCTGGCCCAGGCCACCCGAGGTTCATACTCCATCGGGATCGTGATGACCTGGAAGCCTTGCTCTCGCGCCGTGGCCCCCGGGTCCGCCTCGTGCAAGCGCTGCATGACGAGCACGGTGCATGCGGTGGCGAGGTCTCGATATCGGGTGGGGCGAGTGGTCCGCCACCAGTGGTCCGCCGCTTTCAGGCCCGCCGGGGTGAGCTCCTTGGGGTTGATCGGGTCATCAATAACCATTTTATCACAGTGCCAGCCGGTGATACCTCCGCCGATGGATGCGCTGGACCGCCAGCCAAACCGATCGTTTTCGTATTCCCCCATGGCAGATCCCACGGGGATCTGGAACCTGTCCCCCCACCGTTCTTGAAACCAGTCGGACAGGATGAGGTCCCTGGACCGTCGGGTGTGGTCAAGGGCGAGCTCGGGGAGGTACGATATCGAAAAGAATCGATCGTTCGGCCTGTCCAGCCAGTCCCACACGGGCCAGAGGACGGACACGATTAGCGATTTCATCGTACCGGGTGGCATGTGTAAGGCCACCTCACGCAGGCGCGCGGCGGAGACCTCCTCCAGGACCTCCGCGATAGCCCCCACGTGCCAGTTGCCCCGGTACGTGGTCCCGGGCTCCACCACCTTGAACGCGCGCGGGATAAACGCCTTGAACCCACCCTCCGCCACGGCCTGGCGGTCCGCCTCGATAGAACGCCTGTTGCGCTCCTTGCGGATGGCGGCCAATTGCTCCATTGGGTGCATATCCCGGAAGTTCAACGCGCCCCCAGGTAGGCCCGACAAGCCTCTACGAAACCCACCCTCTCCACGTGGCCGAGCCCGGTGTTACACCGAACGCAGAGAACCCCGCGCACCTCGCCCGTGGTGTGATTGTGGTCTATGTGCGTTTTCCGCCCAGTCAAGGCGCAAAAACATATGGCGCACAAGCCTTTCTGTCTATCCCACACCTCGGCATAGGCTTCGGGAGACAGCCCATACGCACGCCTTTGATGGTACGATGCCCTTTTCTCGGGGTTCGCCTGACTCCACCTGCGATTAGACGCCTTCACCTTCTCCGGGTTTCTGGCTCTATATCGATCCGTGGCCGCCTTGCGAAGCACCCTTCCTTCTGGGGTGTTCGGATAGGGCATAATCAGCTCACGAAGGCACGGAGTTCCTGCAGGGCCTCGTCCCGGAGGTCCGCCGCCTGGTCCGGGGTGATCTCCATCTCGTCCGCCGCCTCTTCCAGGGACATCTCGTCCCAATATAGGTGGCGCATCATCTGGCGATGTTTCGGGGCCAGGGCGTCCACGCAGGCGCCCAGCTCCTTCAGGGCCAGGAGGTCCTCTGCGTTCGGCTCTTCCGAGGGGACGCGCCCGCCGGTGACCTGGTCCATGGCGCAGACCGTGGGTTGCGAGCGCCACGCGGCCAGGCGCGCCGGGGTCAGGCCCATTTCCTCCGCGGTGGCCTCCCTGCCCGTCATGGCTTCGATTGCCTCCGCGGCGCGGATGGACGCGGCGGGGATCCGGACCTGCTCGGGGATGTGGATCGTGGAGTCCTTGGCCGCCGTGCGCGTCACCTTGGATCGAATCCAGTCCTTGGCATACTTCGGAAGCGCGCCCTTCTCCGGATCGAAGCGCTCCAGGGCCTCCGCATACCCCCGGCGTCCCGCGTTCATGAGGTCATCGTCCGCGAGGTCCACGACGGCGGACATGGGGCTGGACAGGCCGTGGGTCTTGAGGTCCCGGATACACGCCGCGATAAACGGCTCGTTATCCTTGACGATCTTGTCCAGGGCCGCGCGACGGAGGGCGGGCGTGGCGGCCCCCTTGAAAGCCTCCCACGCCTCGGGGCCACCGACGAAAAGGCGCCCTAACTTCCTAGCGTGCTCTGCCTTCATGAGAGCACGGTACGGCCCACTATTTTGTGGTGTCAAGCCCCCTTGTAATGCTCGCGGACCTCTTCGATATGATTTACGTAATGGGTGCGCATGAAGATGTCCGCCCCGGGGTGTTCCGGAGCGCCCGTCTCGCGAAAATACTGGTTCCACGGACGCCGGACCAGCCAACCGCGCCCGCTCGGATGGGCCGCCAGCCACTGCACCAGGTTGCGCGGCGTGTCCTCCACCAGGGCATCACCGGGGACCAGGTGCTTATCGTGGGTGTAGATGACCGGCACGCCGGGGAGACGCTCCTCCAGCCATTTCGTGCGCTCGTAGACCCAGGTGGGCGACGAATCGAAATGGCTGGTGACGATCACCACCTCGTGGCCGTCGGACTCCATAGCCTGGGCGGCCCAGATCGCGTTCGTGTGCTCGGTCATCCCTCGGACGAACCCCGGGGTCACCATGGCCGCCGTGATGGCCTTCAGGTCCACGGGGTATAGCGGGCAGTCCTTGAACCGGGGGGCCGTGAAGTGCTCCGGGGTCAGGTGGGTCAGGC